GCAGGTAAACATCGCCTACAACAAGGTCAAGGCGTCCGTCGTTACCACCTCCGACATCGCCTCTGCGATGGAAAATGTGGAGCTGTGCCTGACCCTGCTGGGTGTTGTTCCTGACCTGCTGTGCGCCCCCGGCTATTCCCAGCAGTCCACCGTAGCCGCCGCGATGACCGCCAAGGCCGGCAATATCAACGGCCTGTTCCGTGCCAAGGCGCTGATCGACATCGACTGCGGCGCTTCCGGCGCACGCTCCTATTCCGACGTCCTCACCAAGAAGAACGCCGCCAATATCTCCGACGAGGACGAGATCGCCCTCTGGCCCATGCTGAAGCTGGGCGAGTACAAGTTCCACATGTCCACCCAGCTCGCCGGCCTGATGGCGCAGATCGACACCGACAACGGCGGCTGCCCCTACGAGTCCCCGTCCAACAAGGGGCTGCAGTGCGACGGCCTCTGCCTGGAGGACGGCACCGAGGTCAACCTGACGCTGGCGCAGGCCAACTATCTCAACGGCATCGGCGTGGACACGGCGCTGAACTTCATGAGCGGCTGGGTGGCATGGGGTAACTATACCGCCTGCTATCCCTCCAACACCGACGTCAAGGATTATTTTATCCCCGTCAGCCGTATGTTCGGCTGGGTCGGCAACTCCCTCGTTAAGACCTTCTGGAGCAAGCTGGACAAGCCCATGAACCGCCGCCTGATCGACACCGTTCTCGACACCGCCAACATCTGGCTCAACGGTCTGGTGGGCATGGGCTACCTCCTGGGCGCTCGCGTGGAGATGCTGGAGAGCGAAAACCCGCTGACCAACCTCATGGCCGGCATTATCAAGCTCCATGTCTACATGACGCCGCCCTCTCCCACTCAGGAGATCGACTTCGTGCTGGAGTATGACGCCAGCTATGTCACCAGCGCCCTGCAGGGCTAAAAGGAGGTTTGAATCATGGATCAGAGCATTATCAATTTCAAGGTCTACGAAGACTCTGTTGAGTATGTCGGTATGGCTCAGGCAACCCTTCCTGACCTGACCGCGCTGACGCAGTCCATCTCCGGCGCCGGCATTGCCGGCAATGTCGAGTCGGTCATTCTCGGCCACTTCGACGCGATGACGCTGGGCCTCAACTTCCGCACCGTCACCGACCAGAGCGTGAAGCTCTCCGAACCCCGCCGCCACACCATCGACCTGCGCGTTGCACAGCAGGACGAGGACGTTGTGGCCGGCAAGGTGGTCGTGCGCGCCGTCAAGCACATTCTTGTGGTCATCCCCAAGAGCGACAAGGGCGGCTCCGTTGCCCCTGCAGCGCCCTCCAACGGCTCCGGCGAGTACGCTGTCCGCTACTGGGCGACCTACATCGACGGCAAGAAGGTGCGCGAGGTCGACCAGCTGAATTTCATCTGCTATGTCAACGGCACCGATTACCTGGCCGACGTCCGTAAGGCGCTCGGCATGTAAGAACACGAACAACGCCCGGGGCGGGAGATCCGCTCCGGGCATCTTTTTGAGATTTGAAAGGAGTTTTTATCATGGCTGATACCAACAAGACTTTTGTCCCCGCTGATGCTTTCTCTACCGTCGACCATGACGAGTACGCGGCGGCTGAGGCGCAGGCCAAGAAGAGTGAGGGCAACTACACTCTCAAGCTGAAAAAGCCTTTCACCTATGAGGGGCAGACCTTCGACGAACTGAACTTTGACTTTGAGGGGCTGACCGGTGATGATGCTCTCGCCATCGAGGACGAGCTTCAGGCCATCGGTAAGCCTACCATCTCGCCTACCTTCTCCGGACAGTTTCTCGTGCGCATGGCGGCGCGTGCCTGCACCAACACCATTGTTGACGCCAGCGGCCACCCCCGGCGTATCGGCGATGACGCCCTGCGCGCTCTGCCGATTTTCGAGTTTAACCGCGTCAGAGGCAAGGCCCGCTCTTTTTTGCTGGCATCGGAGCTGTAACCGGCGACGGCGGCGTTTGGCTCCGCAGGCAATGCCTTACTATGGCAAAAACCAATCAGACCCCCGTTTCCTACTGGCTGTCGCTGCCATTGCCATCCCTGTGTAAGTGGATCAAGGTCAGCAATCAGCTTGTGAAAGAAGCCCGGGAAAGACGCAAGCAGAAATAATCTGAAAGGAGGGCCGTCTATGGCAGGCCGCAAAGAGTATGAGATGCTATTCCAGCTGAACGCACAGCTTGGAGGCAGCTACAGCAAGACCTTCAAGGCCGCTCAGCAGGAAATTGTGTCCATGCAGAAGGAAATCCAGGCCCTCTCCAAGACACAGGCGGATATTTCCGCATTTCAGAAGCAGCAGGCCGCCGTGGAAGCAACGCGGAAGCGGCTGGAAATGCTGCAGCAGCAGTATGACAATATCCAGCGGGAGATGGAGGAGACCGGCAACGAGTCCGCCGACATGAAGAACAAGCTGCTGGCAAAGCAGCTTCAGATCGACAAGACCTCTGCCTCGCTGGAAAAACAGACCACAAAGCTGAACGAGCTGAGTTCGGCGCTGGAAGAGGCCGGCGTCAACACCGATGACCTTGCCCACAGCTCCGAACAGCTCTCCGGCAAAATCGACGATCTGAAAAAGAAGCAGGGCGAAGCGGCGGACAAGGCTATGACCTTCGGCGATAAGGCCGGGCAGGCCTTTAATCAGGTGCATGAGGCCATCGTGGCCGCAGGCATCGCCGTCGCCCTGAAAGAAATCTACGAATACTTCGCCAGCTGTGCGCAGGCGTCGATGGACTTTGAGAGCGCCATCACCGGTGTTGCGAAGACCACCGACCTCACCGACGAGGAGCTGGCGGCGATGTCGGACTCCATCAAGGCACTGTCCACGGAGATCCCCGCCACTACTGAGGAGATCGCGGCAGTTGCCGAGGCTGCCGGACAGCTGGGCATTCAGAAGGACGTCCTGCTGGACTTCACCGAAATTATGACCATGCTCGGCACCGCCACCAACATGACGGCGGACGAGGCGGCGACCGCCCTTGCGCGCTTCGCCAACATCACCGGCATGGCGACGGACAATTACGGGCGGCTCGGCTCCGTCATCGTCGACCTCGGCAACAACTTCGCCACGACAGAATCTGAGATCGTGGCGATGGGTACGCGCCTGGCGTCTGCGGGCAAGCTGGCCGGACTGACCGAGCCTGAGATTATGGCTCTGGCGGCGGCGATGTCCTCTGTCGGCATCGAAGCCGAGGCGGGCGGTACCGCCATGACCCAGACGCTCAACGCCATCGAAAAGGCAGTTGCAAAGGGCGGAGATGACCTTGAGGAGTTCGCCCGTATCGCGGGTATGTCCTCCGAAGAATTCTCCACCGCATGGAAGAACGACGCCATGAGCGCCCTGACCTCCTTCATCGGCGGGCTGGGTAAGCTGGACGAGCAGGGCGAGAGTACCGTCCTTGTGCTGGAAGACCTCGGTCTGACCGGCATCCGGCAGAGCAATATGCTCAAATCCCTGGGCCTGGCCGCGGATCAGATGACCAGCGCAGTGAACACCGCCAATACCGCATGGCAGCAAAATACCGCCCTCACCAACGAGGCCAACAAGCGATATGCCACCGCGCAAAGCCGGTTGACCATGATGCAGAACGCCTACAACAATCTCAAAGTGGCGATCGGCGATGCCTACACCCCCGCGCTCAGCGAGGCCTACGGCATTGGCACAAAGGTCCTCAACGGCATTACGGCGTTCATTCAGAAAAACCCGGCGCTGGTCAACGCCATCACCGCCTTTGTGGGCGTGATCGGCGCGGTCGTGGCGGCGCTTGCCGCCTATGCGGTAGCCGCGAAGGTAGCCGCAGCAGCCAGCGCCATCCTCACGGCAGCAATCCCCGGCGTCAACGTCATCATGGGCGTTACCGCAGCTGTGGCCGCTATCACGGCGGGCGGCGTCGCTCTTGCCACCGCCGCGTCGAATGAAGCCGTACCCAGCGTGAAGGAGCTGACCGAAGCTGCCCGCGGTATGCGGGAGGCGATGGACGACGCCAAAGCTACCTATGACGAAACCGTCACCTCCACCATGGCGGCGGCAGGCGTCGCAGATACCTACATCGGCAAGCTGGAAGAGCTGGAAGCTGCCGGTCTGAACACGGACGAACAGCACAGGCAGTACCACAACACCCTTGCGCTGCTCTGTCAGGTGGTACCGGAGCTGGCCGACTATATCGACCTGGAGACCGATACCATTAACGGCGGTACCGAAGCACTCCGCGCCAACACCGAGGCGTGGAAACAAAACGCCATGCAGCAGGCCTATCAGGATCAGCTTACCGAGCTGTACTCCCAGTATTCCGCTGTGCTGATCGAGGCGGAGGAAAACAGCATCGGGCTTACCAAGGCGCAGTACGATCTGGAGGCCGCGCAGCAGAAGCTGAACGATACTTATGCCCGCATGGACGAACTCTATGCGGACGCGCAGAAGCAGGCGGATGCCTACTATGACCAGTACGGCTATTACACCGATGCAACTGCTTTCCTCTCGCAGGAATACTACGACCTGCAAAACTCTATCTACGATACCAACGACGAGATTTGGGCGGCTGAAAAATCCATCAAGAATTACAACAAGGCGATGGAAGAAGACGCGGATGCTGTTGCTGACGCAGAGGCGGAAATTTCTCTTGCGGAAGAGGCGGTCAAGAATTTGACCGATGCCATGAATGAGGGTAACGGCGCATCCGAAGAAGCGGCCGCGCAGACCAGCGAGTTCCAGGCCGCCATCTCCGGCGTGCAGGAAAAGATCAGCGCCCTTGTGGAGTCCTACACCGAGGCGTACAGCGCGGCATACGAGAGCATATCCGGACAGTACCAGCTTTGGGATGAGGCCGCAGAGGTCGTTGCAACGAGCGCGGGCAGCATCAATTCCGCGCTGGAAAGCCAAATCACCTATTGGCAGGATTACAACGCCAATCTGCAATCTCTGACCGAACGCAGCGCCGACATCGCAGGTCTGAGCGATATGATTGCCAGCTTCGCGGACGGCAGCTCCGACAGCGTGAATGCTATCGCCGGTATGGCAGGTGCCACCGACGAGCAGCTGGCCGATATGGTGGCCAACTGGCAGACCTTGCAGCAGGAGCAGCAGAATGCGGCGGGGAGCGTGGCCGACCTCAAAACCGACTTCACGACCACCATGGACGAGTTGCAGACGGCGCTTGCTGAGGACATTGAAGCGATGGACCTTGGCGACGAGGCCAAGGAAAGCGCGCAGGCCACCATTCAGGGCTTCATCGACGGCGCTGTCGGAATGCTTCCCCAGGTGACCGCCGCCTACAACCGCATCGCCGCCGCAGCCAAGGCCGCACTGTCTACCTCCGGCACGGGGACGGCCGGAAGCATCCCGGGCTACGCGGTCGGTACACAGTCCGCCGCGCCGGGCTTCGCCCTCGTCGGCGAGAACGGCCCGGAGCTGGTCTACTTCAACGGCGGCGAGCAGGTCATGACCGCCGAGGAGACCGCCGCCATGCGCGAGAGCATGGAGATACAGGCGATCACTTTTGCCCCGCAGCTGCTGGAGGCGCTGCACGCCATCCACGGCGACGGTGCGCTCTCGGCGGATACGATTAAAAGTGCACGTGTGACAACGACAGACTTTCAGCCGACCCTTTCCGATGTTCCGCTTGTAACAGGACTTACGTTTGACTATGTGACCGTGAACAAGCAGCTCCCGGTTGAAAAACCGGCAGTTTTCCGCACCATGCTCGCACTTACGAGAATGACGGAGAAATAC